TGGCGGCAAGCGGTCACTCGAAACAATGACACCGGAAGAGCGGGCAGCTCGGGCAAGTCTTGCCGGTCTGGCATCGGCCGCGGCCAGGGCAGCGAAGAAGGCGAAGTAGTCTGTCATGTGACGGTTCCGTGGCATGACAAAAACTCGTAATTCTCCACCGGCGCAGGCGAAGGGTTCGCAGCGCATCTTCCGGCAAGTGCCGATAGGCCCCTCCCCCCTCCCGTAAAACGAAAAGGCGGCAAAATTTCGCGCGTGTGGCAACGTGTGGTGCAGGAGAGCGGGGGGGGAGGGATCTACTCCACCCCTCCGGCCTTCTTCCTTTCTTTCCGCTTTAGCTCTGCTCCCTTTTCACACGAACAGTAGCCGTATTGGCCGTTCTGCTTGAGCATGCCCCCAGTACATCCACACCCTTCTGTCGGCGCAACTGTGACCTTCGGCGGCTGCATGGATAGGACTTTGGCGGTGGTTATATCAACTGCCATGCTTCGCTTCTGCACTTCCGTCTCAGCTGTTTCGCCGAACTCCTGCGCCTGCTGTAGAAAGAATCCACCTCTCACCTTTTCCCTCAACAGTGGAATCCTGATCTTCAGCTCGGTGATGTATGCCGGGAGGCCAACGCCAGCGCGGAGCAGCGCATCCTGGATCTTCTGCCGGAGCCGTTTATCCATGTGACGGCCAACCGTTTTGAGGAACAACTCCCGCAGCGCCTTATCAGGATCGGCCGCAGTTGCGGCCTCGTCGTCGTCGCCCGTAGGGAAAACAGAAGCCTCTTGCCCTTCGGCGTGCTGCTTCTCAGAGTGTCCGAAGTACTGGTTTTCTTTCTCACTTCTTACTGTCGTCGACGACGACGACTTCTTACTTCTTATATTGTTGCCGTTTCGTTTGTCATCCGTTTGCCGTGGCGCTTGCCCTTTCGCTTGCCCTTTCGTTTGCCCTTCATCGCTCATCTTGCCGCTGTAAGTCTGCCAATCTAAAAGGGTTATCACCGTATATTGGTTTGTCGTTTCGATTGCCGCGACGTTTGCCTTCCGTATGCCCTCAAGCGCGCCCCTCGTTTGTCGCTCTGAAACGCCACACTCCACCGAAAGAGTCTTGATGGACCTGATGAGCTGGCCAGGTTGGACCGTGCGCCCAAGGAACTTTCCTTCCCTGATGTTGGCGTTGAGTGCGATGTGGAGCCATACCTTAACCCAAGCCGCTGGTGCTGGTGCGAGGATGGTTCCCCAGGTGCGGGGGATCTTTACGAACCCCGCGTCAAAGTTCATCGCGGCACCTCCACCAGATTGATACCGGCAGAAATGGCGCGGCGGATCACATCAGAAACGGTTGTGTTTTTGCCGGTGGCGCGGCGGATGGCACAGGCGATTCGTTCAAAGTCTTGCCGCTCGTCGGGGGCAATGCGGAAGGCGACAACGGTCGTTTGCTTCGTGCTTTTTGTTGCCATAGGTGAACCTCCGGGTTCTCCCTGTAGGCATGGAATACACCAGCACCCAACACAGTTCTGTGTTGCAAAGCTCGCCAGCAATCGGCAAAATGGGGGTGTCTGGTTGTTTCATGCTCCATGCTCTCCAGGCATCCCCGTTACTCGTCGGCAAAAACATTGGCGGGGGCTGAATTGATTGGAAACGAGCGCCTCAGGCCTTCATCTGCTTGAGGCGTTTGCTCGTTATCTCTACCATTGTACGGTTGCAAAGTGCTTCGCGGCGTGTGCCGTTTTGATTCCGCAATGGAGCAGCCAGAATAAAGGGTTTTGCCCTCGGAAGTACCTTCTGACCGTGGGGGAGTGCCATCGTTCAAGCTCATGTGGGCCAGGCGGCGGCGGGGAGCTGGCAACTTGCCCAGCGCCTTCCCCAGCTCGGCAACCTTCCGCTTAAACCACTGTTCTTTGCTCTCAGGCGCCTCAGGACGCATCGAAACAACCTTTCCCATACCTACCCTACCCCCTTGTGATTGAACGCCTCAGGCGGCGGCTTTCAGCGCATCGGCCACATACTGGAAACGCCATGCGGTACCGCGGCGGGTGGTCACCCCTTGCCGGTTCAGTTCATCGGCAATCCGGCGGGTGGAGAATCCGGCGGCTTTCAATTCGGCGATCCGGCGGAGAATGTCCTGCTCGGCTTCGTCGCTTTCCAGGTGGACGCCATCAGCGGCCAGGCGGGAGCCGAACGGGATGTTCCCAACACATTGGCCAGTCGCTTTCTTGTGGCGCATGGCGTCCTTGGTCCGCTCCCCGATCGCTTCCCGCTCCCACTGGGAAACGCTCACCATGATGTTCAGCACCAGCCGCCCCGCCGCGCTCCCGGTGTCGAGAGATTCAGCCACGCTGATGAGCGAAACGCCCCGCTTCGTCAGGCGGTCCAGCAGGATGGCCAGGTCTTTCACGGAGCGGGTCAGGCGGTCCAACTTGGCGACGATGACCACATTGACGGCCCCGGAATCGACCAACGCCAGCAGGCGGTTCATACCGGGCCGGGAGAGCGATTTAGCGGACTCGCCCGCGTCGGTGATGACCTCCACCAGCTCGGCACCGTGAACCACTGCCATCGCCTTCACCTTTTCGTTTTGGGCCTCAAGGGACACGCCGAAATCGGCTTGCTTATCGGTGGAGACTCGGGTGTAGGCAACGGCTTTCATATCTCCATTGTAACTAAACCCCCTTTAGTATACAATAGGGGAATGAAGAAAAAAGCGATACCTGAAGATGTTCTCGATTACTTCCGGCAGCAGGGGGCGAAGGGGGGGAAGATCGGGGGCAAGCGGTCACTCGAAACGATGACGCCAGAAGAGCGGGCAGCTCGGGCAAGTCTGGCCGGTCAGGCATCGGCAGCGGCCAGGGCAGCGAAGAAGAAGGCGACGAAGAAGGGGGCATGATGTCCCGGTCTGTCATGTAACGGTTCCGTGGCATGACAAAAAAGCAAAAACTCGAAACTCGTAATTCTCCACCGGCGCCCGCGTCGGGTTGCGGACTACCTGCCGGTCAGCCTAAACCGCCCCCCTCCCACCATCCGGCAAAAAACGAAAAGGTGGAACAATTTCGCGCGTGAGGCAACGGGTGGTGCAAATCTGGAGCGGCTGAAGGATCTGGTTCGCCCCCCCCCTATACCCGTTCCCAGCGATATGGATTTGGTGGATGGCCGCGTGGATCGCGGCGGGTGGTGCAGGAGAGCGGGGGGGGGTGGATCTACTCCACCCCTCCGGCCTTCTTCCTTTCTTTCCACTTTAGCTCTGCTCCCTTTTCACACGAACAGTAGCCGTATTGCCCGTTCTGCCAGAGCATACCCCCAGTACATCCACACCCTTCTGTCGGCGCAATTGTGACCTTTGGCGGCTGCATGGATAGGACTTTGGCGGTGGTTATATCAACTGCCATGCTTCGCTTCTGCACTTCCGTCTCAGCTGTTTCCCCGAACTCCTGCGCCTGCTGTAGAAAGAATCCACCTCTCACCTTCTCCCTCAACAGTGGAATCCTGATCTTCAGCTCGGTGATGTATGCCGGGAGGCCAACGCCAGCGCGGAGCAGCGCATCCTGGATCTTCTGCCGGAGCCGTTTATCCATGTGACGCCCAACCGTTTTGAGGAACAACTCCCGCAGGGCCTTATCAGGATCGGCCGCAGTTGCGGCCTCGTCGTCGTCGCCCGTAGGGAAAACAGAAGCCTCTTGCCCTTCGGCGTGCTGCTTCTCAGAGTGTCCGAAGTACTGGTTTTCTTTCTCACTTCTCACTGTCGTCGACGACGACGACTTCTTACTTCTTATATTGTTGCCGTTTCGTTTGTCATCCGTTTGCCTTTTCGTTTGCCCTTCATCGCTCATCTTGCCGCTGTAAGTCTGCCAATCTAAAAGGGTTATCACCGTATATTGGTTTGTCGTTTCGATTGCCGCGACGTTTGACTTCCGTATGCCCTCAAGCGCGCCCCTCGTTTGTCGCTCTGAAACGCCACACTCCACCGAAAGAGTCTTGATGGACCTGATGAGCTGGCCAGGTTGGACCGTGCGCCCAAGGAACTTTCCTTCCCTGATGTTGGCGTTGAGTGCGATGTGGAGCCATACCTTAACCCAAGCCGCTGGTGCTGGCGCGATGATGGTTCCCCAGGTGCGGGGGATCTTTACGAACCCCGCGTCAAAGTTCATCGCGGCACCTCCACCAGATTGATTCCGGCGGAAATGGCGCGGCGGATCACATCGGAGACGGTTGTCTGATCTCCGGTGGCGCGGCGGATGGCACAGGCCAGGCGGTCAAAATTCTGCCGCTCGTCGGGGGCAATGCGGAAGGCGACGACGGTCGTTTGCTTCGTGCGTTTTGCTGCCATAGGTGAACCTCCGGGTTCTCCCTGTAGGCATGGAATACACCAGCACCCAACACATTTCTGTGTTGCAAAGCTCGCCAGCAATCGGCAAAATGGGGGTGTCTGGCTCTGTCATGCTCCATGCTCTCCAGGCATCCCCGTTACTCGTCGGCAAAAACATTGGCGGGGGCTGATTGATTGTGAGAGATAACGCCTCAGGCTTCACCGGCTTGAGGCGTTTTCTCGTTATCTCTCGATTGTACTAGTGACTTCCTACCGTGTGCACCGTGTGGCGTTTTGTTCCGCAATGGAGCAGCCAGAATAAAGGGTTTTGCCCTCACTGACTAGCGGGCCTTTGCGGACTGTCCTTCCCCAGCCAATTACCCCTCGGAAGTACCTTCTGACCGGGGGGGAGTGCCATCGTTCAAGCTCATGTGGGCCAGGCGGCGGCGGGGAGCCGGCAAATTGCCCAGCGCCTTCCCCAGCTCGGCAACCTTCCGCTTAAACCACTGCTCTTTGCTCTCAGGTGCCTCAGGACGCATCGAAACAGCCTTTCCCATACCTACCCTACCCCCTTGTGATTGAACGCCTCAGGCGGCGGCTTTCAGCGCATCGGCCACATACTGGTACCGCCAGGCGGTACCGCGGCGGGTGGTCACCCCTTGCCGGTTCAGCTCATCTGCAATCCGGCGGGTGGAGAATCCGGCCACGTTCAGTTCGCGGATGCGCGCCAAGATGCCCTGCTCAGCCGGGTCAGCTTCCAGGTGGACGCCATCAGCGGCCAGGCGCTGGCCAAACGGGATGTTCCCAACACATTGGCCAGTCGCTTTCTTGTGTCGCATGGCGTCCTTGGTTCGCTCCCCAATGGCCTCGCGCTCCCACTGGCTCACCGAAACCATGATGTTCAACACGAGGCGACCGGCGGCCGAACGGGTATCGAGGGAGTCCGCGACGGACACCAGCGACACGCCCCGACGCTCGAACCGCTTCAACAACTCGGCGAGGTCAGCCACGCTGCGCGTCAAGCGGTCCAGTTTGGCAATGATGACCGTATCGACCGCGCCCGCGTCTACCAGCGCCATCAGGCGAGCCATACCGTTCCGGTTCAGCGACTTGGCGGATTCGCCCGCGTCAACTATGACCTCGGCAAGTTCCGCGCCCTGTACAACCGCCATAGCGCGGACCTTTTCGATTTGGGCCTCCAGGGACACGCCGAAATCGGCTTGCTTATCGGTGGAGACTCGGGTGTAGGCGACGGCTTTCATATCTCCATTGTAACTAAACCCCCTTTAGTATACAATAGGGGAATGAAGAAAAAAGCGATACCGGAAGACGTTCTCGATTACTTCAGAAAGCAGGGGGCAAAGGGGGGCAAGATTGGCGGCAAGCGATCGCTGGAAACGATGACGACAGAAGAGCGGGCAGCTCGGGCAAGTCTTGCCGGTCTGGCATCGGCCGCGGCCAGGGCAGCGAAGAAGAAGGCGACGAAGAAGGGGGCATGATGTCACGGTCTGTCATGTGACGGTTCCGTGGCATGACAAAAACTCGTAATTCTCCACCGGCGCAGGCGAAGGGTTCGCAGCGCATCTTCCGGCAAGTGCCGATAGGCCCCTCCCCCCTCCCG